GGTCTCATTTTTGCAATGCGTTCCAAGTACGATTCACAATCTGGCCCTGAATCTATGTTCGACGAACCGTGGGCTAAATTCTCGGGTGAAGGTCTAACATCAGGCGCCAATGCCGGCGCATCTGGTGGACTAGTTACTCCAATCTCTGCATTGGGAGCTAACGTCGACAATCTGTCAGGATTCCGTGCCATGCTTACCGCAACCGGCGAATCACTCGGCGAGTCCGGCAGCGGAGTCGATTTCAAAGAAATGGCATTCTCAATTGAACGAGTTGCTGTCGAGGCAAAGACTCGTGCCCTCAAGGCAGAATACACCACAGAACTGGCACAAGATCTCAAGGCAGTTCACGGGTTAGACGCAGAATCAGAACTCGCCAACATTCTCAGTGTTGAAATTCTTAATGAAATCAACCGAGAAATTCTTCGCACAGTCTATACCACCGCAGTAGTCGGTTGTCAACAATCAGATCTTGCTGGTTCCGGTGGTCTTTACGATCTTTCAGTTGACGCTGACGGTCGTTGGAGTGCAGAACGTTTCCGAGGTCTCATGTTCCAGATCGAACGAGAAGCAAACGAAATTGCCAAGAAGACTCGTAGAGGTAAGGGTAACTTCGTAATCTGCTCGGCAGACGTTGCTTCGGCACTTGCAATGGGTGGTTTCTTGACCATCTCTCCGGCACTCAATGTTAATCTTAACGTTGACGATACCGGTAACATCTTTGCAGGTATTCTTAACAACAAGATGAGAGTCTTTATCGATCCGTTCGTGGCATCTGGTGTAGACTTTGCCGTAGTAGGATATAAAGGTGCAAATCCTTACGACGCTGGTATCTTCTATTGTCCATACGTTCCACTCCAGATGGTACGTGCAGTAGATCAAGGATCCTTCCAGCCCAAGATTGGATTCAAGACTCGATACGGAATGGCACAAAACCCATTCGCTCGTGGTCGCGGTCCAGTAAGTACAGGATTAGAGGCAAACACTAATCAATATTATCGTATCTTTCGTGTTCGTAATGTCCACGGTAACGGCGTTCAGTGAAATTGATTGAAAGTTGATTCTCAAAGGGGGGATTTCGATCCCCCCTTTTTGTTTTGTTAGTATTCTGATGATTGGCTGATATAAATACTATAATGGGACTAATACACAATTACAATAAAGAAAAGCATGACGTTTATCTATACAAGGGTGAAGGTCTTTCGAATATTTTTAGTTCTTTTATAATTCCAGCAACAGGAGAAAGATGGAATATTCCGTATCGTCTAGTCAATATACTCGCTCCAGATGGAAATACGTACGAGTGTCCTGTTTTTTTCTGGGACAGAGATCCCGGTTGTACCAGTCCCCATGCTCCTATTGGTTGTGGGGTAACTGGAAACAAAAGTAAAGCAACACCTACTAGATACAATCCGAATTGTATAGCGTTTACTAATCCGATAAATGGAGTTACTCCTGACTTTAGTGGCAGAGACGCACCGCTAAGAGGTGCAGGATCTAATAGCGGAGAACATCCACTGCATAATATGAGATGGCCTTTCTGGGAAGGGGGGGGTTGGCCAGAAAGTTTTCCGGCCAACCCCTTGGATGAAATTCCGGGAAATGATGTGATCTCGCACTTTCAGTATAAGCCACTGTGGTTTGGTGGTGGGTTGGGTGGTCCTGACATTAGGTTTGATCCATCGATTCCTGGTTTTACATGGGAATTTAGAATACGAGATCCAAATGTACCTTATTATAAAGATATATTAAATATTAACAACTGGAATAACGGCATTCCTAGTTGGTTTGTTTTATCGAAACGACATGTATTGGGTTGCGTGCATTTTATCGGCAATGGTTCCATTGATCAAAGAATCACCACTCAAATACGATTAATTGGAAAAAATAATGAGATTTATACTAAACGTATAAAACCAAGAAATCCAGAAGGCGGATTGTCTAATAAATGGAATGATTTTGTTATTTACGAATTCGTAGATGAGAATGATGTTCCAACCAATCTAACAAAAGAAGAACAACAACAGATAAAACAATATAAATTAATAAACTGTACAACTATTCCCAGTGGTGTAGGAATTTATGCAGTTAATCCGTCTGGTACTTTTGCTGGATTAAAAAGTCCAGCACCATTTATCAGTGGAATAGATTTGTCTACCAATCAGTTGGTATGGAATGATTTTGATATTGCTACCAATATAGATGGTAGTAATTTTTTGCCGTATAACGATATATCGTTATCTGGATTGACTTATACGACAGAATTGATACCAGATTATCCTATATATTCCTTTGTATCCGATTTTAATGATCAACGATTTATAAAAAAACGAGGAATCTGGAGAGAGCTACGACCTCTCTGGGTAGGTCATAGTAGTACAAACGATAAATTTTTTATAACGTACAATGGAGAAACGTATCTTACAATACCATTGTTCGATACATTTTCTTATACCGGGGGCAAGCCGTCAGGAAAAACGTGGTTAAAATCTATTTTTGAGGCCGATGGAATAGAAGATCCTGACAGTAGATTTGTTTTAGGCTCGCACGAACTAATACAATACGCAACAGAATATACAATGCCACTTGAACCAATACCGTATAGATCTAGATTTAGAAATCCGGATTTCAATTATATTTTTCTAATGGACTATACATTTAATAATAAACTTGCTGAAGAATATGAATATCTTGAGCGTCTGCTTCAACAGGGCGAAATCAAAAATTATAATAATGTAATTTGGCATGGTTTTTTTGGAGCAGCATCTTTGCAATCACAAGAATTGAATGAAATGCAAGAAAGTATAACAAATCAGTCTTCTAGATATTCTAATATTATGGCAAACTGGTTAGAGATACATGATAATGAAATAATAAATGGAATTTCTGGTAGAGGATTTATTTCCGAATCCGACCCACTTGTTCCGCTTTGGCCTGAATATTTTTTACAAAATCCGAATTTAAATCCACGGGAAAATCAACCAGGGTGGTATATGATTAAAGACGATTATGGTTTTTATCATTATTGTTATATAGATAATTTATTCCGAGTAGAAACTGAATTGCAAGCATGGGCAGACTCATACAGTATTCAAACTATTATTACACCACCATGTGATTATGCTGATGACTCTCTTGAAAATAGAGCCATCTGTTTATGGAATAGAAAAAAATATCTTGTTGGTTATGGAAAAGAAACTAGATATAACAATTTAAGAGATATATCAAATCCTGAAACTTTAGATAGCTATGGAGCTCATAGAATCTATTCTATACAAAATATCAATTTCACAGAACAGATAATACCATGACACTCAACTGGTCAAATCTTCCTGATAATATCAAATCAGCACTTCCGTATGACGCACAAGTTCCTCAAGTTGTGCCGGATACAAATAATTATCTTGCCACAAATCGATTTTTATTCAGTATAAAACGAGTTCCTGTTTTAAATTACTTTTGTCAACGAGTTAATTTGCCTGGAATTCAATTTGGAACCAGTCTTCAAACTACTCAAACTGGAATTGCTCCTATACGAAGACCTGGTACTCAATATCAACAAGAAGATTTGACTATAGGTTTTCTTGTGGACGAAAACATGAAAAACTGGTTAGAAATTTTAAATTGGATGAAACAGGCAGGAAGTTACGATAAAACATACGAAACTGTAAAGGAAGATCATAAAGTTTCTGACGCGTTTTTACTTATAATGAATAGTGCCCTGAAACCTATAGCATCTGCATCATTTTATGATGTTTTTCCTACTTCAATAAGTCCTATAAATTTTGATTCTGCTGTGACAGACTCTGAACCTGTTCTGGCGCAGGCTACTTTTAATTACAGTTGGTACGATATTAAAGCCCTGGCTTGAATTTTATTTATTTTGTGATATAATTTTGGTATGCGAATAGAAGAAATACGTAAAATGATTGATCTAGATGTTCAAATAGATCAATCTGCATTGAACACCGAGGCATCTAAAATTCCTCAACTTCACAACAAATATCTGTGTATTCATACCGATGAAAAACTTGTTTTAACAAAATTAGAAAATGATTTGAGAATATTGTTGCGAGACAAATGGTTGTATTACTCGGGCAAGATGTCACAAGAACAATTGACTCAACGAGGATGGGAACAATTTGATTTAAATCTTCTCAGAACCGATCTAGATCGTTTTATTCATGCAGATTCGGATGTTGTTCAAATGGAATCTAAATGTGTAATGCAACGAGAAAAAGTAAATTATCTGGAACAAGTAGTCAAGTTAATTTCAAATAAAATTTGGAATATTCGAGCTGCTTTGGATTGGATACGATTCACACAAGGAATATGATTCAAATAACTGAAATAGATTCGGTATATCTGAAAATAGACTGTGAACGAGGTATAGCAAAAGAACTCAGTTCATATTTTACTTTCAGAGTACCCAATTTTCAGTACACTCCTGCATTTAAAAACAGACTATGGGACGGTAAAATTAGATTATTTAATATGATCAACGGTTATTTGTATAGGGGTCTACTAGATCATCTTTTACTGTTTCTGCGAGAACGAAATTACGGTGCAGAATATCATCCAAAATATTCAACAGAAACTCCAACGACCGAAGATCTAGAACAGTTTATTGACGAATTGTCTGTATTCTCTGGAGAAAAATCAATAACATTACATCCTCATCAACGTCTGGCAATCAAACAGGCAATAACAGATAAACGATTACTATTATTGTCTCCTACTGGTAGCGGAAAGTCTTTAATCATATACGGATTAATACAGTATTTGTTAGATAAGATTCCTTCTGATAAAAAGATTTTAGTAATTGTTCCTAATACCGGTCTGGTTGCTCAAATGTTGCATGATTTCAAAGATTATTCTGGTTCTTCGGATAATCCGTATCATGTAATTTATTCGGGTCAATCCAAACAAACCACAAAAAGAATTGTAATTTCTACCTGGCAAAGTTTGTATAAAGAATCTGAAAATTATTTTTCTCAGTTTGGTGCAGTATTCGGAGACGAATGTCATTTATTCAAAGCAAAATCTTTAACTGCAATAATGACTAAACTACGAGATTGTCCGTATCGTATAGGAACAACAGGAACACTTGATGGAACAGATACTCATAGACTAGTTATAGAAGGCCTATTTGGTAATGTTTTTGCTGTTACTACAACAAAGGAGTTGATTGATTCTGATCTGTTGAGTAAACTGAAAGTAGAGTGTTTAATTTTACAATATCCTACAAAAACAGTAGAACAAATCAAAAAAGCAAAATATCAAGATGAAATAGATTGGCTTGTCTCGAATGATAAACGAAACAAATTTATCTCAGGTTTGGCCCAATCAACACGCGGAAACACTCTTGTGTTGTTTAATTATGTTGAAAAACATGGAATACCGTTATTCAATATGTTAAAAACAGGCAAGAAAAAAGTTTATCTTATCTACGGCGGCACAGATACACAAGACAGAGAAAAAATTAGACAGATCGTAAACTCCGAAGAAAACTGTATTCTTGTAGCATCTTACGGAACTTGTTCCACTGGTATCAACATCAAAAACATAAAAAATATAGTCTTTAGTAGTCCGTCTAAATCTGTTATCAGAGTATTGCAATCTATTGGTAGAGGATTACGAAAGGCTCAAAACAAAGATGAAGTTGTGGTGTATGATATCGGAGACGATCTGCATTGGAAACGATATCGCAATCACGCACTTCGCCATCTAGACGAACGGATTCTTATATATAATAAAGAGAAGTTTATACACAACAAGCGATTTATTCGCTTAGGAGGCCTTTAATGAAGTCTAAAACGTGCCTATTATTCAAGTTAAAAAGTGGTGAAGAAGTAATTGCCCACATCATCAAAAAGACAAAACTTAAGTATACGGTTGAAAATCCTTATATATTCAAAATGTCTACTGTGGTGCATCCTGTAACTACACAGGCACACGAAATCGTTACTATTCACGACTGGATGAAACTTACCGAAATAAAGACAACAGACATTCCAACAGATCACATAGTATCTGTTGTAGTTCCATCAACAGAAACAAAGGCCATTTACCTTAAGGAATTACAAAATAAAACACAGCGTAAACCTATTTCTATACCTAAAAATCCCAAAAAAGATAAGAAAGATTCGTCAGATAAGTCTAATAAAACAGAACAATTATCTGACCAAGAAATGCAAAATCTGTTGAGGGACATGTTTGGAACTATGTTTGAAATGCCAGGTTCGGTTGGTGCTGCGTATCCCATGGAAGATGCAGGAACTACGCCAGAAGAATTCAATAAGAATCCTATTGACTTATACAACGAATTGTTTCCTCCCAAAGATAAAAGAAAGTCTAAAAGCATTCCAATGGTTCAAATGAGTTTATTGTTTCCACCAGAAGTAATGATTGACCTGATGGAATCTGGACTGATCAATGTTAACGATGTAAACAAGATTGCCCGAGAAGTAAAACGTAAACTCAAATGGTCGGGAGACGAGCGACACAGACAAGATTTCGGTAACAAGCCAACAGATTGGAATTCTAATCCAAATAGTGATGATTATCAGTAAAGCTTGTAATTACTAGGCCAAAAGAACATTGAAAACCTACACAGAGAATTATAAAGAAACTTGTTAAAAGTGTCAAGCGCCCAGTTGCAATAATTTAATATATTGTTATAATGAGTATATGACTGAACCAAATCCTGATAAAAAACTAAAACAATATGTAGATAATGACAAGTTTTTAAAGGCTATGGTTGTTTGGAAAAAACAACTCAGAGAGGCAGAAGATTGTGGGGAACCCAATCCACCAGTAACAGATTACATTGCAGAGTGTTTTCTTAAAATAGCAGAACATCTTTCGTATCGTCCTAATTTCATGAATTATCCGTTTCGGGAAGAGATGGTAGGAGACGGAATAGAAAATTGTCTACTATATGCACATAATTTTAATCCAAGAAAATCTAAAAACCCGTTTTCGTATTTTACACAAATAATATATTACGCATTTCTACGCAGAATAGAAAAAGAGAAAAAACAGGCGTATATCAAATACAATTACATGAAAATGCATGATGAAGATGGCCTGTTAACTAAATGGATGAAAGATAAAGATTACGAAGAATACAATGAAGACTACACTTTTAAATTACTTTCAGATCAAGATATAGAAAATCTTGAACCCAAGAAAAAGAAATCCAAGAAAAAGAAATCCAAGAAAAAGAAATCCAAGAAAAATTTATTTGAAGATTGAGTTCGATGAAAATTGCTCTTATAAATGATACTCATTTTGGAATCAGAAACGATTCCAGTTTTTTCTTGGAACAAAGTTTAAAATACTTTGAGACTCAATTTTTTCCCGAAATAGAAAAAAGAGGTATAACATCAATTATTCATTTGGGAGACTTTTTTGACAGAAGAAAATATATTAACTTTAATACGTTAAAGCAAGTTAGAAAAAGATTTTTAGAACGAATAGAACAACAATACCAGTTTCATATTATTATAGGAAATCACGATACATATTTCCGAAATACAAACGAAGTTAATGCACTGAAAGAGTTATTTCGCGGATACTCTAACATAGTATTACACGATGAACCTAAACAAGTTAAATTTGAAGAATTAAGTGTTAGTTTTATACCGTGGATTAATGATTCTAATCTCACAGAATATACAAAATATATTGCTGAAACTAATTCTTCTGTTTTGATGGGTCATCTGGAAATAGAAGGATTTGAAGTTATCAGTGGTGTGAATTCTCCTGTAGGAATTAAAAGAAACATATTTGATAAATTTGAGATGGTTCTTTCGGGCCATTTTCATATCAAACAGTCTAAAAGAAACATTCATTATTTGGGAACTCAATATCAATTAAATTTTGGAGACGCTGGAGTAATTAAAGGTTTTCATATTTTAGATACTGAGACTCGAGAATTAGAATTTATAGAAAACGAAAATAGATTATTTAATGTTATTAGATACGACGATACCGTAATAACAGAAGAAATTTTAGAAGACGATTTTTCAAAATTACAAGGAACTTTTGTAAAGGTTTTAGTTCAAACAAAAAATAAACCATTATTATTTGACAAATTTATGGAAAAGTTATATAATGCCGATTCACAAGAATTGACAATTATTGACGACTTTGGAGAAAAACAAGAAAATAAATCAATTGATATAACAGAAGACACTTTAAGTATTATAAATAAAGAGATTGATCTTCTTGAAAATGATTTAAATAAAACAAAATTGAAATTGACTGTTAAAGATTTATACATGGAGGCACTTACTTTATGACAACTACACTCGAAGAAAACAAAACAGAAACAACAACTACTACTACAACAGAAACACCTACACCTACACCAGAAACACAAGTTGTAGCACCCCCAAAGTCTTATGCAACATATCCTGGTGTTTTTTACTTGGATCCAACAACAAATAAAATGGAACGATCATATCCTACTAAATTACTGGATGTTAAGAGTTATATTGCAAAATCGCCCATCCACGGCATGGGATGTTTTGCAAAACAAGATATTCAAATGGGAGAACTCATTGAAGAGTGTATAGCTATCATTACAGATACAACAACAAAATCCAATACAGATTTTGTAATCAATAATTATCTGTTTACTTGGCCATGTGAATTTCAAGATGCCATCTGCAACGAACACGGTCCAACCTATTTTGTTCCGTCTGGAAATTCTTTGATTTACAATCATTCTGATACTCCCAATGCGTATTGGATCTTTGACAAGGCAATGAAAAGAATATTCATGGGTGCCCTGAGGGATATCAAACAAGGAGAAGAAATTACTTGGTACTATGGTCACGGATACGCACATAAGTTAAGAACACAAAATGATCCAAATGCTCAGAAAAAAGAAGGATGTGGAACCTGTGCTGCAAGACGAAAACAGCTAGAAGAAATGAATCGACTTGAAACGACTGTTTCAAAAGAAAAAATAGAAGAAATGAAAAAAGAAGCTCTTAAAAAGATGATAAAAAATAAAGAAAAAGAAACAGTGATTTCCGATTCAACAGAAGAGACGCAATTCAGATCAATGGTGGTTCCTGAAAAAATATTAAACGATACGCCACTTACATGATTATATTCAAAACAGTAAAATTTAAAAATTTCGGTTCTTTTGGAAATACATTTACTCAAATAGATTTAGAAAAAAATTCAAAAACACTCATATGCGGAAACAACGGTAGCGGAAAATCATTTGCCTTTTTGGACTCTATAACATACGTCCTTTTTGGGAAACCTTTCAGAAAAATCAATATACCACAGTTAACCAATAGTGTTAACGGTAAAAATTGTATTGTAGAAATAGAGTTCCAAAAAGGAACAGACGAGTATAAAGTTCGTCGAGGTTTAAACCCCAAGATTTTTGAAATTTATAAAAATTCACAGTTAATCAATCAAGATTCTAATAGTCTAGATTATCAAAAAATTCTAGAAGAATCTATTCTGAGAATGAATTATAAAACTTTTACTCAGGTAGTTATTCTGGGAAGTTCATCATTTGTTCCGTTTATGCAACTCAGCGTTGCAGACAGAAGACAAGTAATAGAAAATATTTTAGATATTGATGTATTTTCTAACATGAATATTTTACTGAAGGGTAAATTAATGCAACTCAAAGAGACTGCAAAAACAGTTTCTTCCAAAATAGAAGTTCAACAAGCTAGACAAGAAACACAAGAAAATTATGTTAATACTTTACAACGAGAAGAAGAATCGAAAGAAATAGAATTTAAAACAGAACTAGAGCAGCTAGAAACAAGACATGAAGTTTTATTGACAGAATTTCAGGAACTGAATCAAAAAATTGGAGCATTGCGCGAAGAAATAACAAATAAAGATTCTATTAAACAACAATTACAGCGAGCAAAAGATTTACATGGCAAATTTCAAACTAATATCAAAACTGCAAAAAAAACTATTGAATTTTATAATAAGAATGACTCTTGTCCTATGTGCAGTCAAACTATACAAAAAGAGTTCAAAACTAGTGAAATAAAACGACACGAAGAAAAACAAACAAAATTAGAAACATCTTTAACCGATTTGTTAAATGAAGAAACTAGACTAAATCAGTTGCACGAAAAAATATCTAAAACAATAGATACAATTACTGAACTTCAGATTCTTCACGGCAAAAAAGAAAGTATTATAGATTCCATCAATAATCAAATTCGAACATTAGAGTCGAAGAAAAAACAAAAAGAAAATCAAGGATTTTTATTACAACAAGAAAAATCTAAACTGGAGTCTATTTTCAAAGAAATAGAAACTTTAGAAAAACAAAAACAAGAATTATCAGAAAATATTGTATACGACGAATGTATATATTCTCTACTGAAAGACTCTGGTGTTAAGAGTAAAATTATTAAATATTATTTGCCTCATATTAACTCGTATATCAATAAATTTTTAAGATCTATGGATTTCTTTGTTCAGTTTCATTTGGACGAAAATTTCAACGAACAAATAAAAAGTAGAAACAGAGATGAGTTCTCTTATGAAAATTTTTCAGAAGGAGAAAAAATGAGAATAGATCTGTCTTTGCTTTTGGCCTGGAGAGAAGTGGCCCGAGCAAAGAACAGCGTAAACTGTAATCTTCTTATAATGGATGAAGTTTTCGATTCTTCGTTGGATTCCATGGGAATGGAAGAACTCATGAAACTCGTAAACACCTTAGATAATTCGGCTAACATATACATCATCAGTCATAAAGCCGATCAACTAATAGACAAATTCCAACACGTAGTTTCTTTTGAAAAGAAACAAAATTTTAGTAGAATGATCTTGAATTGAGTACTTGACTGTATCCAAGTCTTCTATATACTGGGATCATGGCACGAAAACGAAAATCAATTTCACCCTGTCCTGTAGTTCCGCAAAGTGCAGAATACGGCACAAAGGAATACGACAACGAATTTTACGGGAAGTTTTTATACTATAGTGAAAAAACCACAGATCAAACCTGTAAAGAAACCATACTAACATACTTAA